ATTTCATTCTGATAAAATTCATTCACGTTCTGGTTATCGTTGGAAGCATCCCTGCCACGAAATTCTTGTACCGACCACTGGCTTTACAGAAAGCTATGAGTGGACTGACAAACAACTAGTCACACATTACCCAGACAAAACTAAGTCGCGCGGTCAGTACATGGATCTTTTATCCACGTCGATTAAAGAAGACCCAAACTGTTCTCGTAATGCTTTTTACTACGCGCGCGAGTTGACATACTATAGTCGTTGGGTTGAAGCAATTAACGAACTAAAACGGTATTTAGAGTTACCTAGCGCGACATGGAACGCTGAAAGATCATACGCCATGAGGTTGTTATCCAAGGCGCACACAGAGATAAACAATAAAGACGAAGCCATTAGGTGGGCCCGTTTGTCTGTTGCTGAGGATCCCACAGTGCGCGATAGTTGGGTTGAGCTATCTCAAGCGGCGTATAATCAACATCTGTGGACAGAGAGTTATTTTGCTGCTATCTCAGCACTTAACATTTCTCAGCGGTCCTACATATACATGGAAGAGCCAATTAACTGGGCAGAAAAGCCGTTTGATCTTGCATCTATCGCTGCATGGAATTTAGGCTTTAAAGATCAAGCCGTCGAGCTTTGCAAGAAGGCACTTGAATTTAACCCAACCGATAGCAGGCTGATTCAAAATTTAAAATCAATGGTAGAGGAGTAAACGTAATGGATGGTCAGAGTATTTTTAACGCCGTCGTCACCATATGTAGTGCGGCTGGTGGATGGTTCTTAAAAACAGTTTGGGATTCCTTGCGCGATCTTAAATCAGAGATTCGTAGCCTGTCTCTTGAAATGCATCAGGATTTTGCGCGAAGGGATGACTTCAAGGAAGCCATTAAAGAAATTAAAGACATGCTAGTTCGCATTTTTGATAAGCTCGATGACAAGGCTGATAAGCCTAATCAGTAACACCCTCCTGACGCTGGTGTTGATGGGCTGTTCAATGGTGCCGCCAAGGCGATGCACTCGTGGGTGTGTTCAGGCACCCCAGTAGAGAAAGTTTTGAGGGCCAGACGTCGGGTTGAGTCTGCCCTTTTTCAGGGCGAAAGCCTTCATTTTGATGGGTAATTTACAGTAGAGAGGAACTTAACATGGCAAAATATACACCCCGCATCGATCACTCCAAAAAAGACTACGACAATGAGTCTTCAGACATGGCTCAAGACAAAAAGGTAGTCAAGAAGGCGTTCAAGATGCACGACGAACAAAAGCATGACGAGCCTACTACGGATCTCGCCAAGTTGAAAAAAGGCGGTCGTGCGAAGAGCAAGAAGCCATCCGTGCGCGAACACAAAGCTGGCGGCATGATCGACGTCAAAGAGATCACCAAGAAGCCTGACGCTAAGATGCCTAAGAAGATGGGCGCAAACAAGTTCAATCGCGGCGGCATGTGCTAAATGAAAAAGCACGACAAGCCTATACCTCGCAAGACAACAGGTAAAGATAAAACGTACAATTCTACTGAATCTGGTGCCGGCATGACTGCAAAGGGTCGTGCCGAGTACAACGCCAAAAACGGTAGTAATTTAAAGCCTCCTGCACCAAATCCAAAAACAAAAGAGGACAAGGGCAGGAAGGCTAGTTTTTGTGCCCGTATGGAAGGCGTTGTTCAAAAATCCAAAGGCCCTGCAGAACGTGCAAAGGCCTCATTAAAGAACTGGAACTGCTAATGGCTACTAAACCTGGGCTTTACGCCAACATCCACGCCAAACGAGAACGCATCGCTCGTCAAAAGGCAGCAGGAAAAACTCCTGAAAAAATGAGGACACCAGGCTCAAAAGGTGCCCCGACTAATGACGCGTTTAAGCAGTCCGCTAAAACGGCACGAAAAAAATAATGGCAAGCGACTACGGTAACACCTCTAATACAACTGCCCAGACCACCGTAACGGTGGATCAGATGATTCGATTCGCCTATAAAGAGGCTGGTAAGTTGGCAGAGGAAATGACGCCAGAGTATGTGCAAGACATACGTCTGGCGTTGTGGTACATCCTGATTAATCTTTCAAATCGAGGTGTTAACCTGTGGTTGTTGGAATATTTAATGATTGGTTCGGCGGCACAACTGCGTGAGTACATCATGCCTCGTGGCACGGTGGACGTTCGCATAGCCAACTACCGATTGCTGACACGCCCAAGCACCACGACGGATAATATCTTTGGTGCTTTTAATACCACGTCAGTTGACATAAATTACACGATTGCAGCGGGTGCATCAGCTCGTGCGTATTACGAAGACGGTTATCGTTTTTTGAGTGCCGGTTTTAATTCAGAGCAACGAGATATCACACTTCAAGTCGAATATAGTTTTGATGATATTACTTGGAATTTATTAGGCACGGTAACTAATAGTGATACAAACAGTTGGGGATATAAACAAATTGATGGCTCCCCTCAGGCTAAGTATTGGCGGTTCAGAAACGCATCAGCAGCTGGAATAACTGTCAGGGCACTTTCATTGGCCTCTGTACAACAAGACATTCCGATAGCCCGTCTAAATCGTGACAGCTATTTTAATTTACCGAACAAAGATTTTTTAAGCAATCGCTCGTTACAGTTTTGGTTTGATCGCCAAGTGACGCCGATTGTAAATATGTGGCCCGTGCCGCAAGATTATTTTCAAGCGTTTCAGTTTATTATTGAGATGCAGCCTCAGGATGTCGGCAGACTGACAAACGAGATTGCGGTACCAGATCGCTGGTTGCCTGCGATGCAAAAACAACTATCTGCTGCGGTAGCAAAATTGCTCCCTGGTATTGATGAAAACAGAATTATGCGGCTATCTGCCGAAGCAAAAGAGTTAACGGTGACGGCAGAAGAAGAAGATAGAGATAAGTCACCGATCTACTTTGCACCTAACATTTCGTACTACACAAAATAAAAGGAGCCACTAGATATGGCCGCCGCCAACTTTACGCCAATTAGTCTCTATTACAGTACAACAGCAGCCGCCGTACCAACGTCTGGTAATTTAGTCAATGGTGAACTAGGTTTAAATATTACCGATGGCAAACTGTATTACAAGGATAACACTGGGGTAGTTAGGTTGTTAGCAAATACCGCAACGACTACAAATGTCTCGACGCTCTCGTTTGGCACTACTGGCTTAACACCGAACACGGCCACCACTGGAGCCATAACAGTGGCAGGCACGTTAATTACGTCTAACGGCGGCACCGGTCTATCCACGTACACCGCAGGCGATTTGCTTTATTACGCTGCGGGGACGTTGCTATCTAAACTTGCTATTGGCACCGCTGGTCAAGTTTTAACATCAAGCGGTACAGCTCCTCAGTACGTGGCACAAAGCACTCTGTCAGTTGGATCTGCCACAACGGCCACAACGGCCACAACGGCCACAACGGCCACCAATGTAGCGGGTGGTGCAGCAGGATCCTTGATTTACCAAACAGCAGCTGCTACCACAACCACATTAGCGATAGGAACTGCCGGTCAAGTTTTAACATCAAGCGGTACAGCTCCTCAGTATGTAGCACAAAGCACTCTGTCAGTTGGATCTGCCACAACGGCCACAACGGCCACAACGGCCACCAATGTGGCCGGCGGCACCACTGGTGCAATACTATACCAGTCGGGGGCTGGTGCATCGGCATTTTTATCTGGTAATACTGGCACTACACCTCAATTTGTAACTTCCACAGGTACAGGATCAGCAGCTCAAGCGCCAACATTAACAAGCTCCACTGGCACGGGCAGTGTTGTATTAGCTACTTCACCTACTTTAGTTACTCCAATTTTAGGTACACCTACCTCTGGCACATTAACTAACGCTACAGGTCTACCAATATCTACAGGCGTTAGTGGTCTAGGCACTGGCGTTGCTACGTTCTTGGCTACACCGTCATCAGCCAATTTAGCTACGGCTGTCACTGATGAAACCGGGTCAGGATCACTTGTATTTGGCACATCTCCAACTATTACTACCGGCACCTTTACTGGGTATACAGAAACTTCACCTGCATCAGTAACGGTTGGAACCGGAACTACTGCCATATCTGACGCTATTATTGATTCAGGCACAGTATTACGTTATACGTTGACTGCATCACAAGCAACTACATTTACTATGCCCACTGCTACCGCAGGTAAGTCATTTGTGATGTTGCTGAAACAGGCTGCAACCACAGGTAACGGCACGGCTACGTTTACTAGTGTTAAGTGGGGTACCGCTGGTGCTCCGACTATCACTGCTACGGCTGGCAAGATGGATATTTTGACGTTTGTGGCTGACGGCGCGAATTGGTATGGATCAATCGCTCAAGGTTACACACCATAAGGAATATTGATGTTTGCTTTTACTAAATTGATGCAAACAATGGTAGCGTCTGGTGCGGTAAATGACCCGTATTTTTATTTGAATACGTTATTGCTTAATACGACTAGCACTAACCTTGCGCAAAACAATACGTTTCAAGATTCCTCTGGTAATAGTTTTGCTGTAGTTCGCGCCCCAACTACTGGCCCTAATGCGCCGACACAAGGCACATTTTCGCCGTACAGTCAGACGGGGTGGAGTAATTACTTTGGCGGCACCAGCGATGGTTTAAGTATAGCTGGTGCTACTGCTAACTATCTTGGCTCCGGCGACTACACTGTTGAAACGTGGATATATGTAAACAACATAAACACACTTCAAACTGTTTTATCTTACGGTGCAACAGGAGCTACATTTAGAGTCTTTGTTAATAACGCGACAATCTGGGTATTGGCTGGTGGCACTAATATCACTGGAGCCGCAGGCGCTTCAGTTGTAACACCTAATCAATGGATGCACTTAGCAATTACTAGGTCTGGATCAGCCGTTGGAAATACTAAAGTTTATATTAACGGGATAAATGTAATTACTAGCGGCATTAGTAGCACGACAAACTTTAATACCGGAACGCTTTATATTGGTCTTGAAAATGGCACAAACCCATTTTCAGGGTACATGTCTAATTATAGAATTATTAAAGGGCAAGCACTTACAAGCGGCAACTTCACCCCACCAACCGGCCCAGTAAATGCGGTTTCTGTAGGGTGGACAGGAGCAAACGTGGCTGGCTCAATAACTGGCACTGTCCCATTAGTTACTTGCCAGTCAAATAGATTTGTTGACAATAGCAGCAATGGGTATTTGTTTACTGTAGCTGGCACACCTTCCGTACAAGTCTTTTCACCATTCGCGCCTACTGCTGCATATAGCACAAGCACAATTGGCGGTAGTGGGTATTTTGATCGTACTGGTGATTATCTTGACATTAATAGTAGCATTGGCGATAACCCAAACCTTACTATTGGCACAGCCAATTTTACGATTGCTATGTGGGTTTACTTCAGAGTTATCGATGGCACATCGCAATTTATATTTGATGGAAGACCAAGTAGCGTAACGGATAATGTTACTCCACAAATAATATATAGCGCACCAGCAAGCGCGTTTGTTTATCAAACAAACGGCAGCATTGTAATTACGGGTACGGCATCTGTAACAACTGCTAATCAGTGGTATTACGTTGTTGTGAGTCGTGTAAGTGGCACTACCAGGCTATTTGTAAATGGTGTGCAACAGGGTAGCAACTATACCGATACAAATAACTATGTAGCTTTTGCTTTAGATAGACCAAGAATAGGTGCCAGGAGTAACAGCGCTGGCGCAAGTCTTTTTTTTGGTGGCTATATATCAGGATTGCAATTCTTGGTCGGCGCAGGAACTTCTGCTCCAGTAACACCAACAGCGCCGCCAACAATAGCCACCTCAAACACGCAACTATTGCTTAACTTCACCAACGCTAATATTTATGATGCCACTGCTAAGAATGTTTTAGAGACTGTAGGCACAGCGCGAGTAAGTACGTTTACTCCGGCGAAATTTGGTACGTCGATATTTTTTAACGGAACAACAGATTATCTAGATGTAAAACCATATCCAGGAAGTCTTGCTCCTGTATTTAATAACGGTCCTTGGACAATAGAATTTTGGTTTTATACGTCATCAACAGCAAGACAGTGTTTTATAGATACTAGGTCAACAACATCATCTAACACTGGATTAACATTTTATGTGAACCCAACGACTCCAACACTAGGGCTACAAATTAATAGCATTGTTTGTACATCTACTGCTACTTTGCCGCAGAATACTTGGAACTATATAGCTGTCACGTCTACAGGGGGGACTCCAGCAACCGCAACAATTTATTTAAATGGTGTAAGCGTGGCTTCTGGCTCAACTTCACAAACCATAACCGATCAATATTTACGAATAGGCGCAACTGCGGGAGCCTCTATCGGAAGTTTTGCTAATGGCTACATGGATGAACTTCGCATTACAAAAGGTCTTGCAAGAAACGTAACCACTGTCCCAACCGCACCATTCCCAATTCAATAGGTGACGTATGCTCTACTCTAAAAACGGTTCTATACCGGATACGAAAACCGATGGCACAGAAGGTTGGATTGAGGTTCCTGATGCGCCTATTGCTGCCGAAGGACAAGAAGTTATTTGGTGTTTCCCTCCAGGGTGGATTGTTCGTGATGTCATGCCCCCACAAAGAGAAGGCTATCATTGGGCACACTACATAGACGCTGGGTGGGTTGAATACAGTGAGTAAACAAAACTAAAACTGCTTCTTGAAACTAAAGGCGAATAAGATGAAAAACTTTGTATTAGGCTTTTTGATTGCAATCTCTGGTTCTTCTTTAGCTTACGAGTGGAGCAAAGACGGCGGCTTAACAATGACTAGCGATGAAGTAAAAGAAACAGAAATAATGTTTTATCAGCTAAGGCAAAACTTTAACATAGCGGTTGATCGTGTTAAGGAACTACAAAAGCAACTAGATAAACTACAAAAAGAAAAATGCACATAACATGCTAACACTACTATCTACCTTTATCTCTTTCCTGTCTGGCGGCCTTCCTAAGCTACTGGATTTCTTCCAAGATAAGCAGGACAAGAAGCACGAACTGGCACTAGCCCAGTTGCAGATACAGATGCAGATGGAGCTGCAAAAGGCAGGCTTCCAGGCACAAGAGCACATCGAGGAGATCCACACAGAGCAGCTACAGATCCAGACTCAGGCAGCCGAACGGCAGGCACTTTACGCCCACGACGTAGCCATCGGTCAGGGCGCCAGTCAGTGGGTAATTGATGCCCGTGCGATGGTCAGACCTACGATTACTTATGGGTTATTCTTTTTATTAGTGGGTGTAGATATTGCCGGTATCTGGTACGCGTGGACGATGAACGTGCCTTTTAAAGAAATGATCGACCAAATTTGGGATTCTGATACCCAGCTAATTTGGGCATCGGTGATCGCATTCTGGTTTGGAACACAGGCTTTTAGTAAGAAATGAACATCTCACCAAAGGGCCGCAAGGCCCTAGCTCATCATGAGGGTGTACGTAAGAAGCCGTACCTTGATAGCATACTCCTCTGGACGACTGGTGTAGGCCACTTGATAGCGCCGATTGAGCACCAGAAGATGACCTTGGATGAGCGTAAGGCTGCAAAGGCCGCAGGCAAACTGCCCTGCCCTCCTGAATGGAATAGGACGCTAACTGATGACGAAGTGGATAAGATACTGCAGGACGATCTACGTCGGTTTGAGCGCGGCGTTTTACGTTATTGTCCTGGTGGCCTTACTCAAGGGCGCTTTGACGCGCTCTGCTCTTTTGCGTTCAACGTCGGACTGGGAGGACTTCAAAAATCTTCTATTAGACAGTGCCACAATAGGGGCGACTATGAGGGCGCAGCCAATGCCTTTTTGAAATACAGAATGGCTGGAGGTAAAGTTTTTAGGGGCCTAGAAATCAGGCGTAACGATGAACGAGCAATGTACCTAGGATAAAAAATGGCAGCTGAGGCAATGACCTATGACAGCCTTGTAGAGGACGTCATAAAGTATAGCGAAAGGGATGACGAAAACTTTGTCAACCAAATACCCCGCCTGATCATGATGGCGGAGCAGGCCATTGCGGCTGAGATTAAGACACTCATGCAGTTGAACGTGGTTAACACTACGGTGCTGGCCAACAACGCGGTGATACAAAAACCAGCACGCTGGCGCAAGACGACCAGCATGAAAATTAATGGTCAGCCGGTGATGTTAAAGTCAATGGACTACGTTTCAATGTACCAGTCGGAGTCGGACCCTGGCGTGCCACTTTACTACGGCGACTATGACTACGATCACTGGGCACTGGCACCAGTTCCGGCTACAACGTACCCACTACAAATCATTTACTACAGCAGAATTCAGCCGCTAGACATAACCAATCAGGAGAATCTCTTGACGCGCGAGGCACCACAGGCGCTTTTGTTTGGCACGTTGTTACAAGCTCAGGGCTACTTGAAGAATCAAGAGAAGCTAATGGTTTGGAAAAGTTTTTACACTGACGCTATTGCAGCGTTAAAAACTGAAGATCAAAAACGCATGATTGATAGAAATTCTGTGAGGCCAGAACAATGACAATTTTCGTATCACCCTTCACTGGGGACGTAATCCAACCGACAGACGTAAGCTACGCATCGGTTTCATTTAGTGCCAACGTACAGTTATATTGGCCGCAGTACATCGCTACTAGTGGCCAGCAGGTGGCCGCGCGTATCATGGAGTTCACGGCGACAGCGGCGGGGCTCTCTGTCTTTCTGCCTAACGCACAACAGACCTCGGTGGGCCAAGATATTTTGATCCGCAACACCGGAGCCAATTCGTTTGTCGTCAATCGTTTTGGTGGTGGCGGATCATTTACTGTAGCCGCAGGGCAATCGTTTTACACCTACCTGATAAACAACACGACAACCGCAGGCATATGGGCCGTGTTGCAGTTTGGCACTGGCACCTCTTCAGCTGATGCCAATACACTTGCGGGTGTAAGCACGGCGGCCATTGCAGGCAAGCTTGAGGCGGCACTTGTTACTTCCGAGTACAGCTCATCAGCACCCACAATTACTGATAGTCAACGCGGCAACTGCTTGGTGTGGACTGGCGGTTTATCTACCTGGACACTTCCACCAGTAACACAGCTTTCTACTGGGTGGTTCATTCTTGTCCGTAATAACGGAACGGGCGCGTTAACTATCGCAACCTCTGCAGTCGGTTCAACAATTGACGGACTAGTAAATATTGTGTTGCCCTTGGGTGACTCGTGTTTTATTTGCGTCAATCGTGATCCAGCAAAACAAGACTTCTTTACTGTGGGTCGTGCAAGACCAAACAGCTTGACGTTTACCTCCGCAACGTATGACGTGGATACCATTGTTGGTGCTACGTATAGTTTGGTAAGTAACACGCCAATCATTCAGCGATACACCGCATTGAGTGGAAGTCGCACTACTTCGTTACTAATTCAATTGCCTGCGGTTACGCAAGTTTACTACCTTATAAATAACACCAATCAAAGTGGGTACAACATTAATTTTCAAGTTCAAGGCAGTAGCCAAGCTCCAATTGCACTGACTAACGCAAGTCAAGTTATTATGTTGAGTGATGGTAACTTTCTTTACCCGTTAAACCAGTCCTCTACAGGACAGCAAACTGTTGCAGACGGAACTGTGGCGGCACCAGCCTACTCATTTTTATCCGACAGCACAACGGGTATGTACTTAGCCAACCCCACACAGCTAGGGTTTTCTACCGGCGGCGTAAACATTTTGACGTTGGATGGGTCAGGTGGTGCAGGTAATTTTGTATCTCGTTTTGTGGGTCGAGTACAGGCCACATTAATTGCAGGCGGGACATTCTAAATGGCTGATCAGGGTCAAGATACTTCAAAAATATTTACCCTCTACGTCAAACCTGGCATTAAACGAGACGGTACGCAGTTTGAGGGTGATGAGTATACCGATGGTCTATGGGCTAGGTTTCAACGTGGGCGTGCTAAAAAAATAGGCGGCTATCGTCAGATGTTTGCCTCCCCCACTGGCGTACCCCGTGGTATTATCACCAACACACAAAACGGCGTTAACTACATCTTTACTGGAAACAGTAATGGTATTGAGGTGTTTAACACCGGCACCGATCAGGGTGTTGGTGTGGGCCCGTTCACGGTGGAGTTTAATACGACGTATGTGGTGACTGCGGTACACGCCGGCCCCTCTACCATTGAGGTTGTTGGCAACTACACCGCGCTATTTGTAACTGGCTTTATATTCTGGGCGTACAACACAAGCCGCGTAAGAACCAACTACACCGTATCCGCAACTGCGTCAACGTACAACTCAGGAAGCAATCGCACAACGGTACACTTAACCAACGTGACAGGTATGCCATCCGTGCCAGCTGGCCAAACCACGATGGAGATATATAACCCAAATGGTATAGCGGCAAACAGTAAATACCTCTGGCAGTTTGATATTGCGTATGATTCGACAGGTGGTGGCAATTCAAAACTTTTAGCTCACCCTGGGCAGAATCTACAAAACATTGACTCGGGTGTTTTGACTTCCTTGTATGCCGGCGACTTCTTACCAGATCCTACCGTTAACAGGTACGTGTTAACACAGGTCTTGGATTCAACGGGTGCAAACCCAACGTATCAGGCAATTAACGCGAGTGGTGGTGTGGTTGTCTTGCAGCCGTTTGTTTTTGTCTACAGCAACTACGGGCAGATAACAAACAACAACATCGACTTTACAACGATCTCCACAAACAAGCAGACGTTTAGTGATTGGAACGGCACACTAGCCAATGATGTCAATTCAGCTGCGGGTAAAATTGTAAAGGGGTTTCCAATACGTGGTGGTACGGCGTCACCCTCTGGTTTATTTTGGTCCACCAACGCATTAGTTCGTGTGTCGTTTACTTCAACTTCGCCCTACTACTGGCGCTACGACACCGTGGCGGATCAGATTTCAATCATGTCATCAAGTGCCATTACAGAGATGGACGGCGTGTTTTTTTGGATGGGTGTTGATAGATTCTATCTGTATAACGGATCAGTTAAGGTTCTGCCGAATGACAAGAACGTAAACTACCTGTTTGATAACTTGAACTTCTCGCAGCGTCAAAAGGTATGGGCGACTAAGATACCCCGCTACAATGAAGTCTGGTTCTTCTACCCGCGTGGAACCGCAACAGAGTGCACCGACGCGATTATCTACAACGTCAAGGACCAGATTTGGTACGACGCCGGACAAGCAGAGGGTGCTCGTAGATCATGCGGCTACATGACTGAGCTGTTCCCTCGTCCGATATGGTGTGACTGGCAATTCTCTGGGAGCATAGGACAGACGTATACCTTGCTTTACGGACCCTCACGCGCCACAGCGCCAGTCACTAACGCAAAGCAGGTGATTGTGGCTGGAGACATAACGACCAACCCACCAGGGTCGTACATGGTGTTCAATGTGAATGGGGCGCCTTCTTTCGCTACGGCAAATCAGATAGCCTCAGCGGTGTTTACAAATAACGCATCGGGCGGATACACCACCGTGACCTTTGTTAACACTGTCCCCAATACAATAGTCGCTGGCAGCTTTATGTCACAGGCAACAGGTGGGTACGTGATTTGGGAGCAGGAGTTTGGTTCGAATAAGATCACGGCTACAACTGAGTTAGCTATTGATTCGTATGTGGAGACGTGCGACATCAGCTTTATTGGTGGTACCCCCGCTGAGGATACGACAATCACATCTAACCGTAGGATGCACTTGACGCGTGTTGAGCCTGACTTTAAGCAGTCCGGCGCGATGACTATGACGGTGGTGGGTAGGCCCTTTGCGCAGTCTTCAGACATTCAATATAACGGCCCATACGAGTTCTTTGACGATACGGGCAAGATTGATTTGAGGGTGGAACACAGGTTAATTAACCTCATATTCCGCAGCAATGAAGTTAACGGCGACTATGAGGCGGGTCGTATTATGATCACCGCCGAGTTGGGCGACGAGAGGCCGTAGTGCAGATCGAGTTCTTACCAGACTACAGCACGTGGGAGGACTGGAACGGCAACATACTCCACTACTATGGTGAGCAAAACTTCCCATTCTTGCCGGAACCCCAGTGGCGTGATGTGGCGTTTGCGATCACCTTGAACTCGGTGTTCGATACGTATGGCATACCGGCACCCGACACCTTCGAAGACTGGCGAGACTGGGCGAGGGCCTTCACAACATCCGTTAACGGCAAGACGTCCTGAGGGCGCAGAACACCCCTAAAATGGGTAATTCCGTATATGAAAAGGCACAATTTTTAAGGAAAATTCATGCTAAGTAAGGTCGATAAGGCAAAGGACGGACTGTTTAAAAATGTTGACCCTGATACAGGGATGCCTATCCTTGACCGAGCAAAACTCGATGCAATAATTAAAAAACACGGCGACAGCATTAGGGGCAACGGCAACGCCCGTATGTCGTTTGATGATTTTGGCTGGGGTATGGTATCAGACAATGGGCAAATCCTTCATGGTCCTGCCATTGTTGGGTTGTACATGGCAAATGTACCAGACCCAAGTAAGTCGCAAATGAGCGGCTCGTCTATAAGAGGTGTTGTAAATTCTGACGGCGTTCCCGCCAAACAAAAAGACTATGAGGCTGCTGCCCAAAAAGCGGGAATTGATTTTAACGCCTACATTAAGCCCGAAAAGTTTGTTCCAAAAGTTACAAACACTTTTGGTAACTCATTTACAGAAAAGGCCACCGCTAAAAATACTGCGCAATACACGGATCCCATAACAGGGGAATCTTATTTGGCGCGTATTGATGGTAAGGGCAAATTTCAAACCGTAATGGATACGTCAAAGTTGTTTGAAGACATATCCGCTAAAACAAATGACTTGTATTTGGTTGCCAACGCAGTAGACGCTAAGGGTGCCAATAAGTCTTCACCCCACGCGGCCATATTGTTTAAGGCAGACGAAGACGGCAATCTTAGAACAGTAATTGGCCCTGACAACAAACCGGTAGTCAATTATTATAATGGCACAACGGTTAGCCATGCTGGGTGGAAAGGACAACTTGCAGAGTTGGGACCTCTCATTTCGATGGCACTCCCTTTTGTTTTACCTGGAATTGGTAGCGCATTATCTAGCGCATTAGGCAGCACCGTGCTCTCAGCAGCAGTGGCACCGACGGCGTTTACTGTAGGTGTCCCTGCAGTTACACTAGGCTCTGCACTTGGTTCAACAGCAATTAAAGTGATAGCCAACGCAGCAACTAATGCTGTTGTTACCAAGCTATTGAACCCCAATGCGAGTGGGTTAGATATAGCTAAGGCAGCTGGATTAAGTGCGGTCAGTACGCTTTCCGCAGGCAACGCAGCAAAAGTTGTTAATAACCTTGGGATTAGTCCAGACACCGTTAATAAAATAGCTGCGGCTAGTAATTTAAACGTAGGTCAAGTCAACAACATTATTGCAAACGGGGTTACAAAAGCTGCGACGGCAGTAGTTACACAAGATCCTGACGCAGTAACAAATGTAATAGCAAGTGTGGCTGGTCAGTTTGTTGGCTCACAAGCTCAAAATTTAGTTGCCGATGCACTTAAAAACGCAGACCCAAAAGCATTACAAGGCGCAATCAGTGTTGCGGGTAACGTAGGCAACATAGCCACACAAACGCTTATAAAAAATGGCGATGTAAATGCTGCGTTAATTAATGCTGCTCCAGATATATTGGCAGACGCAAAAGACGAAATTGAAGATCTTAATAAAACTAAAAAACCCACAGGCACTAAAACAACAACAACACAAAAAGTTGTTGATGCCGGTGACATTGAATGGGACACACTAACTCCCGAACAAAGAAAATATTTAGATTCATCTACGGCTGCGTTACAAGGTTCTAATATCGACGGTAGTCAAGTAATTTCTGGTTTTACGTCTGAAGCAGATGAAAATGATCCGGTGCTTTTTGAAGGTGGTCAGAGGCGTCTTGGGCGTGATCAAAGAGCGGGTGCCGTATACACAGTCACCAATGACAAAGGTGAAACATATCAAGCAAGGGATATAGTTGACGGGAATGGCAATACATTTACTACGTATTTTGATCCTGCGACAAAGACATACGGTCAGGGCAAAATTACTTTTTCGGAAAAAACATTAGCAGACTCGGGCACTACACCTACAGGTAACGCAAGACTAACGCTTAATCAAACAAAAAGCAATGTTTTAGATACAATTCTATACGGCGCTGATGTAAATGATTCACAAGTTGAATTACTTGACTCAGAGGCTGAAGACATACCTAGTAAGCCAGTAAAACCTATTGACGCCGATGAAAGTTTAGACAATTTAAATGTTTCTAAATCTACTAGTCAGGTTAAAACGCTTCAAGATGCAGTAGATATTGCTGACGCTAGGCTACTAGCTGCTGAAAAGCTATATAGGCAAACACCTACAATAGAAAATAAAAAGAAATTTGATATTGCAAAAATTAAATCAGAAAGAATACACGCCGCATTTGATATAGCTTTAACAAATGCTCAAACAACAAGCAATTATACAGGCCCTAGCCTTGTGGACAATCCACTTAGAGGTGGAGAAGTCACTGGAATTACGGGGCTTGATAATGACAGAATAGCTAATAGTGTTAATACAGCCGCTGATTCAAGAGCGGCAGCTGAAGAAGAAAGACAGATAAACTATACAGGCCCTGGCCTTGTGGACAATCCACTTAGAGGTGGAAAAGTCACTGGAATTACGGGACTTGATAATGACAGAATTTCTGTTGGCACAACAGATACAGCCGGCACAGGCACAACAGATACAGCCGGCACAGGCACAACAGATACAGCCGGCACAGGCACAACAGATACAGGCGGTACAGGCGTTACGGGTACAGGCGTTACGGGTACAGGCGTTACGGGTACAGGCGTTACGGGTACAACAGACACAACAGTCACAGTGGACACGACAGGTGTTACGGGTACGACAGGCACGACAGGCACGACAGGCACGACAGACACAACAGTCACAGCGGACACGACAGGTGTTACGGGCACGACAGGCACGACAGGCACGACAGGCACGACAGGCACGACAGGTGCAACGGGTGCAACGGGTGCGACAGGCACAACGGGTCCTAGTGGACCAGGGGGTACCATAGAATCTGGTGGGTCGGGTGGATACAATCGAAGCACGGGTCAAAAATTATTACCTGGAAGTATGACCCCCAACTACTTACCGGCTGCACAATTTAACTACAAAAAAATTGGCGACGAGACTCCCATGCTTAACCCTCTTCTGTTCTCTTTGGCTGGAATGGGTCCATTAAACCCTGACCAATCTCCGACAGAAGAAAAGACGTTGAGTGATTTAAACACAGGCTCATCCAGTTTTGACCCGACGACACAGGCACCTATCTTTGATATGTTTGCTAAAGGCGATACGGGGCAATATGATCCGCAAGAAGAAAGCCCGTGGTCTGGTTTTGCTGCGGGTGGTTTAGCAACCACACACCCCGCTGGTGACCCCCAGTTTTACTCTCAGGGTGGTCTTGGCAACATGTACGTTCGCGGTGATGGTGATGGCACATCAGACAGCGTGCCTGCCATGTTGGCCAATAACGAATTTGTTATACCCGCTGACGTTGTATCCGCATTAGGCAATGGTTCCAGTGAAGCTGGCGCCGGTGTATTAGAGAAGTTTATGTACGAGATTCGTAACCACAAACAAGCACACAACCCTAAGGACTTGCCTCCGCAAAGTAAAGGCCCCTTAGAATATTTATCATCTGCAATGCAGAAAGGTCACAGAACATGAGCAACGTATTTGACGTCAGCAAAACCACAACCACCGAACTACCGTCGTGGTATTCGGATGCACAAAAAGCTGCGGCCACGGGTGCTAAAACAGCGTTAGATGCTGCGACTCCTTATGGTAGCACCGTACTCACAGGGGTCACCGATGCTTTTAGTAAGCCTGACAACGCGTATACTCAAGCAACAAACAACCTGCTAGACATACAGAAGGGCAACGCAAACCCGTATAACGCAGACGGCACAGTAAACACATCGTCCCCCCTTGGTCAACTCTTTAGCGCGCAGAACGCACAGTTAAATCAAATGCTGCCTGGCATTACAGGCAAAGAGGGTGCGGTTGGTATTGGCGGCGGTAACTTTGGTTCCTTGCGTGGTCAGACGGCAACGCAAACCGCGCGTGGTGGTGCGTTAACTACGATGCAAGAACAGCAAGCGAAGGCTCTGCTAGACGCACAAAACCAATCAATTCAAGCTGGTCTTGGGGTGGGTAATCTTCAAAGCCAATACGGCACTGAGGGCATCAATTTAAGTAATGCTCAGTTACTTGGCGGCCTGCCTGCTTACTCTAAGTACGAAGACATCCTAGGCGCAATGGCACCTACGTTGAACACAACAAAAACTGAGACAGAAAGCCAAAGTGATTACCAAAACGTACTCAGTTCTCTTGGTGCAATTTCAGACATTGGTAAATCAATTGGATTACCAGGGTTAGACTTGACTAAATTATTGTCCGGAAAAACAGGATATAGCTGGTATGATGACTTGTTTAAATCAAATCCGTCTAGCGGAACCATAACTTGGAACGACAACGCCGGCGATCAAGATACATCGTCGTACACTGGCAATAATAACAGCAGTGGTGGTGGTGGTAATGAAACCTCATCAAGCGGACTTGGAATATCATCTGAGTACACAGGTGATAGGTTTGGCGGTTAATAAAAATGGAAATGTAAATGGATAATCAAATAGTAGGTGGACTCTCCGCTGGCGCAGAAGAACCGTTACCTGGATCCAACAAAAAAGGGATAACGGTTGCTGGCACAAAAGGCGTTTCTTTAGAACCAGAAAATAGTATGGAGGTTCGCAATCGTCTACTTGAATTGATTAGGCAACGTGAGGCGGAGCGTTCAGGTTTCGGTGCGCTACTTGAGCGTTTGTCTATCTATAGTCCGAGCCGCAACACGTCGTTTCAGGAGCGTGTGGCCGGCTATAATGACAAGCAACGTCAACGCGATCAAGACATATTCAACATGCAGTTGGGTGTATCTCAGTTGGATACTGAGACGGCACGTTTAGCTCAAGAACGCGCTAAAATAGCTCAACGCAGGCAAGAGTTTGCACAGTCTATCGGTTTAGGCGATCAAGGCGGTCAAGGTGTTCAAAGCGGTCAAGGTGTTCAGGGCGATGGTGGTGTATCTGCGGAAATGATGCAGCAAACATTTAACGGTCTCTCGCCTCAGCAGAAGAGGGTATTGCGTAACATGCATGATCAAAATCCTTTAGAAGCAGAAAAACAATTGTTGATGTTAACTAGGAAGACTGACGCAGAGCGTGAAGCAGAGGCCGCTGGTTTAGTTCCTGGGTCAGAAGAGTATCAAGCCTTTATGCGCGTCAAACTTGCTGGTTCTGGTGCGTTTAATCCGCAAGATGTTCGCACAGTAGGAGGCGATATTCAACGCACACCATTAGAAGCCGCTCGTCCAAATGCAGGTGGGGCGTTGCCTACAACATTGGCACCTGCACCTGCACCTGCACCTGCACCTGCACCTGCACCTGCACCTGCACCTGCACCTGCACCTGCACCTGCACCTGCACCTGCACCTGCACCTGCACCTGCACCTGCACCTGCATCAGCTGTATCTACTACACGAGGTCCGCTGACTACAACAGTAACACCTCGTGTAGTATTGCCTGAGACTACAACAGCACCAGCTGCTGCACCTACAACTACACCTGGTCGTCGTCAAGGAGCATTACCTACACCTGCAGCGGCACCTGTTGAAACTGCCACCGGTTTTACGGCAGGGTCTAAACAAGATCTTGACGTCCGACTAGAACGAGCAAAGGCCAATATTGCTCGTGAACAAAAACTTAAAGAGGTGCCTATCGCTGGAGCAACAAGAGAATCTGAAAAGATGGGTGAAGCAGACGCCGCAGACCAAGTGATACATTCTGATAATGTAAAACAGGCCCCAACCAATGCGCTTATTAGTAAGCAGTTAGAGACTGATATTAATTCAGTGCCGGGGTTAATTGGTAAGCTAAATAAGCCAACCATTTTCTCAGCCATCATGAACTTGGCTGACAAGGGTGTGCAAGTTGGTAATTTAGGCTCAGTATCTATACCAGGATTAAAAGAAGGAATTATTCAGCTCGATCCTGAAGTTCGTAAGGATCCTAAAAAACTCGAGGCTTATCAACGTGTGCTTAATAACTTTTCAAGAATTGGTCTTGAATTTGCGCGTGTTGTTAATAAGGGTATGGGCTCCATGTCAAACTATGAGCGCAGCATCATAGAACAGGCAGTCGGTGATCCTAGTCGCATGAGCGCAAACAACTTGATGTTGAAAGCAAAAGCACTCGAGTGTGATGCCAAGAACGCGATGGAAAAAGATAGGCTGTGGAAGCAAATGAAAAACGCCAACTATTCTTGGAGTCAATTTAAAAGTAGTCCTGAATATAAAGATATGGAGCGCAAACAATTCTACCGTACAGCCAACGCGATGCGTGTGCCCGATGCTAAGTTCCCAGGCGATCAATAATGGATTTTTTAAATCAACTTTCTAAAGAGCAACGGGATATTGCTGACAAAGTAATAGCCGCCGCACGTAAGTACGGGGTGCCTGAAAATATTGCGTTAGGCATGGCCATGCAAGAGAGTAGTTTTGATCAGAGCAAATCATCCGGTGTGGGTCCTAGGGGTGTAATGGGTGTCGGCATTCGTGCATCCAAAGACCTCAACATTGATCCAAAAAACGTAGATCAAAATATTGATGGCGGCATGCGGTATTTTAAACAGCAACTTGATCGTACCGGTAACGTGGATGACGCGCTGATTGCATACCATGATGGCCCTAACAGTGCGTATTTTAAAGGCGGCTCTATGAGCCCCGCAGCAGCAAATCATATAAAAAAAGTGAAAGGTTATGCTGGTATGGCAAACGACACAACAAAAAAAGATGCTAATGCAAGTTTCAGCGTTGACGTTGAGGACATCACACCAGCGGCTCAATTTGATGAGGTTGCAACAGGCGGCGGAGAAGCACGCGGCTATGAAGATGTAGCTGCTGGTGCCGTTGGTGCTGCGACAGGTTAT